CGGCCTGCAAGTGCCATATCGTGTGTCACTATGATGATGGTTATACCAAGCTCTTTGTTCAGCTTATGAAACAGCTCATAGATTGTATCAGCAGTCCTTGTATCCACAGCTCCGGTCGGTAGGTTCAATTTAGTAGTATGAAAATCTCTGTTATTTTTTACGTATTTTACGTATATTTTTATTGACATTACGTAAAATACGTGTTATTATATACTTGTAAGGAGGAAACAATACAAATGAGATTTCGAGAAATTGAAAAAATAGTCCTCAATGACGGATGGGAGTTGGTAGATGTGAGAGGTTCACATCACCAATACAAACACCCAACCAAAACGGGAAAAGTTACAATCCCAAATCATCGAGGCGACATTCCTCAAAGGGTTGTCAACTCCATACTCAAACAGGCGGGTCTCAAATGAGACCTGCCACCCATTAAAGAAAGGAGCGTTATCATGAATTATATTTATCCTGCTGTTTTTTATCCGGAGGACGACGGGAAATATTCAGTTATTTTCCCCGACCTCAATGATTTAGCAACTTACGGAGATAACCTTGCGGACGCTTTCGCAATGGCTCAAGAGGCTTGCGGTCAGTATTTATTCACATCCTTGCGTGATGGTGATGTTCTTCCCGCTCCGACCCCTCTTGATGCAGTCGAAAAGGACGAGGATGCAGCACTTGTCAATTTGATTTGTGTCAACCTCGACGAATACGCCCGTGCGTACAATGACAAGGCAGTCAAGAAAACTTTGAGTATTCCTGCATGGCTCAATACTGCATGTGAAAATTACGGTATCAACTATTCAAAAGTTTTGCAGGATGCGTTGATTGCCAAAATTCAAGCACGTTCATAAATCCATTATAGCACAGGGACGACACCCGTTTCCGGATGCCGTCCTCTTTTTTTGTCTGTATGCTCTTATAACTGCTCGAATTGTACATGCTCCGATTCTCCGGAGAGGTAAAGGTCGCCGATTGTTCTGACCATCTTCTTTCCGTCCACAACATGAATCTCTTTCACGTAATATGACTGTCCTCTGATAGCACGACCGCAGATGTTCTCATTGCCCCACGCTGCGGAACGTCTGATATTGAGTGAGCCGTCGCAAATGACCGTCACTTTCATTTTTCCCTGCGGGATGATGACTTTGTCCTCCGGCTCGTCCTCTGCCTCCTGTGGCTCTGTATTTGCCCCATTCTCGCCCGTTTCCGGTTCATACGGAGGATTTGTCGTCTCTGCATCGTTTGATGCTGTTCCCCCGTCCTCTGCGTCCTCCTGCTGCCCTGCTGCATCCTCGTCACTCTCAAATGTTGTCATTTTCTCAACGGTTTCTGCATCGACTGTTCCGACCTTGTTTCCGTCTGCATCGTATGTGTTGACGCTGCCGTCCGGATTTGTCTGCAATGCTCCCTCCGGAACATTGTCCGTGAGTGAGCCGATGAGGTTTCCGTTTTCATCCCACACAACAAAACTCTCGTCCTTTGCCGCTGCTTTCATTGCTCCCTCAATGGTCTTGTACTCTTTGCAGTCCTCTTTCTTGAACTCTGTTCCTTTGCCTAAATAGTATAACATGATTTTCCCTCCTATTTGCTCAAATACTTGCTTGACGCATATCCGACGATGTTCTTGTAAACCACATACAACCATTTCACACCGTTGCAATCGTTATAATATCCATAGCACTGGACTTTCTCACCGTTTTTCATCACCGCAAGGATTGACTTTCCTGTTCCTGCTCCCGCACGGAGATTCAATCCGGATGCAGTCACCTTGTAAGTTCCTGCAAGGCTCTTGTTGAACCCGTGTGCAACGTCGACCTTTGCATTGCTCTTGACTGTTGTTGTGTTGGATGCACCTGTTCCGGATGACTTTGCCCCGTCCGTGAGGTTCGTTGCAACGTGAGCATTGTCATTGAGGAGGATGTCTCCCTCAAGCAAATACGCATCCGATGTCAGATATTTGCTGTCTGTCAACACCTCGAATCCTGCTGCCTTGAGACCCGCTCTCATGTTTCCGGTATAGAGATAAATGCTCACATTCTTCATTTTCTCATTTCCCAGTCTGTAACCTGCACCCTTTACGATTGCAGCGACACCGGATGAACAATCTGCCTCACACGCAATCGTGATTTGTGCAGGGTCGTAATTCGATGCCTTGAGATGCTCCCAAAATGTGTATCTCTCTGACTGGTCATATCCGATTTTATTGTTGACTGCTGCTGCCTTTGCCATGCTCGCAATCATTTTTCTGACCTTTGCATCCGGATGACGGAGGACACATTTCCACGGTCTGTTATACCAATTTATAACCCTCCACTCTGTACCTGTCTGGTCTCCTGCCTTTCCTCCGCTGTATCTGTTATTTTCATCATGTCCGCAATTTGAAATCATTTGTTTTCCTCCTTGTCAAATTCTTCTGTGTTTCTGTCCGTCATGTCTCCCATAAGTTCCGGACAATGTTCCTCAAGTTCTGTGTACACAATCAACCCGCAAATCAGTAACGGAATACCGACCCATAAAATCGCACATCCCAATGAAAGAATAAACCATACTACCACCGACATTCTTTCCGCAAATTCGTCATCCGGATAATAATATTCGTCATAGTAAAGCTCCTGTTCCTTTTTGCTTGCTCTGTCGACCCAAATGTAAAACGCTGTCATCGCTAAAAATACGACGACCGCACCCACAACGTACACAATCCCGATTGTCCTTGCGTTCTGCATGAAAAAGTCTACGATTTTACTCATTGACCTCACCTGCCTCACCGCTCACAAGCGTCTGCATCGCTTTGTTGCTCTCAAGCATCTTTTTCATTCTCTCAAGTGCCTCGTCGACCATCATCGAAAAAGCCTCAAAAGAAATCACTCTCGCAAGCCACGCAAACCTTGCGACAAACATGTCATATACATAACGCAGCTTGATTTGACCTGTACCGCCTCCCAGTTCTTTTTCTGCCTTTGTGACTGCATAGAGCAGCCATTCTCTCACTTTGTTCAACTGCTTGTCTGACGGCATTTTCACGAAAACATATACTGCATATCCTCCCGCTGCACATACCGCAATCAGACCCACAATCACAAACCAATTCTCGACGATGTATTTCATCCTTGTACCTCCTCGTCATCCTGTTCCGGTTCGTCATTGTGTTGTATTTCTCCGTTTGACTTTGTTCCCTTGACCGTTTTCACGGACTTAATGAGTGCCATTGCACCGCCCTCAACTGAAAGAAATCTGAATACATTCTCAATCAGTGTCGACGGCTCTGAACCCATCCGCAAAAACACAAATATCATCACGACTGTAAAGATAAATGCTGCAAGAATCAAAGTGAATACAACACGTTTCATGAACAGACCGGACACCTTTTTGTCATGTCTCTCTTTTCGCTCTCTTATCCGATACATTCTTTTCAGATGCCGGATTCTGATGCGACGTTCCTGTTCTGTCATTCTCATGTATTGCCTCTTTTCTGTGAGGTTGATTCTTGCCCGTTTCCTGCCCTCCTGTTATCGGTCGGAATGCTGTTCTCCGTCCAGTCTCTTGTGATAACTCTTGAGTGACTGTTCCACAATGACAACACGCTCTCTCAATGTTTTCATCTCCTCACGGTTCTCTCTCGATTCCCGTTTGATGTCTTTGAGGTCGTCTGCGATGTTCTCAAGTTTCACCATCACCATCGTGTCGGTTGTTGCTCTCTGTTCCGCATCTTCCTGTGTGTCCTTTTTCTCATTTCTCTGCTTTGAGCAGATACCGAAAAAAATCGCAAACGCAACAGATACTCCGGAGAGCAACAGGGAAATCTCAATCGTCAACGGCGTTCTCCTTTCCGAACTCTGTCGCCTCGATGTCATCGGTGTCGCAGTATCTCCTCATGTGGTATTCAAGAACATCCATCTCCCTGTCTGTCTCCTCTACCTCCTGCCGGAGTTCTGCCTTGACCGTCTCCTCGATTTTCGACTGTTCAATGATTGTTTGCTGCTTTTTCACGATTGCGGATAGGTTCTCCGTCACATCGCACAATCGTGATATTATTTCAAGCGGACTCATTCTGTATCACCGCCGGAGAATTTTTCTCCTGTGATATATTCATATTCATCCGCTGAAATACTGCCCTTTGCGACACGCTCGGAAATCTGTTCCTTTGTGAGAGTGCCTTTTTTGTACATTCTTTTGAGACTTTCAACAAGCATTTTCATACTAAATCAACCCCTCCTCGATTAACTGTGCGGTGTATTCGTCGATGACCGCATCTTTCTGAAACTGTGTTACTGATTCGACGATTCCGGATGTATTCTCCTCAACGACGGATTTCATGAGAGCCATGTTCTCATATTCCTCAACCGTCATTTCCTTTTCGTCGTACTGCCATTCGGTCACGGTCTGCATCTTTCCGTCTGCTCCCTCAACCTCTTTCTCCACCTGCTCGATGTTCTTACGCAGATAGACCGTTGACGGAGACGATGTCCTGTCGATTTCCTCCGGACGTTCCGGCTGTGTTCCTGTCACCTTTTTCCAGTCTGTCATGTTGCTCATTCTCCTTTCTGCTATGCTTTGAAACTATCCTCTTGAGTTTCTTGACATTGATTTTCGGTTTGATGTATTCAATGTAATAGTTGTATGTGTCCGTGTGTTTGAACAATCCCATATACGACAACATCACCGATGCGTTATACCATGAGATTTTATCCTGCTTTGAAATATGGTTTGCCTTGCGTCTCGCAGCCTCGATGTTTGATTTCCGGATGGTTGTCCGGTCATGGTGAAATTGAAATCCCATAAAATCAAGCATACGCCCCTTTGTGACCTGCTTTCTGTTCTCGTCAAGCACTGGTTTCCCGTCTTTCATCACCGGATATTCAAATCTAAACACCTGCCAGTCGCCTTTTATCTCAAGGTCAAGGTTGTCGTTCAGATATGTCTCGATTGCCCTGTGCATCTTATGCAGTTTCTTTTTGCTCTTACCCAGTATCACCATGTCATCCATGTATCGCATGTAATGTTCTGCATGGAGTTCCTCCTTGATGTAGTGGTCAAGTGCTTTCAAGTAAAAATTGCCGAACCATTGTGATGTAAAATATCCCAACGGAACGCCTTTTCGCATCTCCTCAATAATTATTTTCAGTTCCTCGAACATCGCTCCGGCGATGCCGATTTCCCTCAAGACCTCCAACGCTCCGGAGATGTCGTCAAATGCTATGCACCCGACAAGCGTTTTTGTCTGTTCTGCATCAATCTCAACACCTGCATCCGTCAAAATCTTTGCAACGAGTGCTATTTTGTCATGTTCAATCAGTATGCAGAGTAATCTATAAAACCGTTTATCCCGAATTACTGCTTTGAGTTTTCTCTTGAGGATTCTCCGGTTTATGGATTCAAAGAAATGGTGTACATCCATCTTGAGAACAAAGAACTTTTTCCCGTCGTATGAATCAAGCCATTTCCGCATGTACTTTTTTCCGTAATGAACGCCCCTGTCCGGTATGCTCCCGCAGGAAAATTCATACAATCCATTCATCACAATCGGTTTGAACTGACCTATTGCACAATGATGAATAACCTGCTCATATTTGTAATGCGGTTTCAATATACGGCGTGTTTTCTTGCTGCTGCTCTCGTTGATGATGCTCGGTTTGTGATAGTCCGGAATGAACAACTCCTCTGTCAACATCTTTTTCAAGAGTTCTGTGTGTTCATCGAGATTCTCTAATACCTCCCGCACATCATTCCTGTTCTTTTTCTTTTTGGATGCATTTATAAAACGCTGTTTTATGTAGTCGTCTTGCAACATTGGTTCATATAGGTTGTTGTAACTTCTCATATAGTATTTTCTTATCTCCTATCGGTTTTTGTGCGGATGCTTACTCAACCGACCCTATATCCGGAATGATTTTCGCCTTGTGGCGTGGGATATAGGCTGCATTTGATTAAACGCTCCGATATGAGAAGAAATTGGACGCACCGATGTTCCAGTTCGCATTGCCCGCAGAATTGTTCAAATTCAAGTAATCCACACCGCAATAATCGCCATTGTTACAGTTACCGCCGACAAGGGCGACCGCAGGGAGCAGGAACACCGCCCGACACCGCACCCTATATCCCTATATTCATTTTTCTAAAAACGACCACACCGCCTAACGGCGGGAATAGCGGAGGCGTTCCCCCTCCGTTCCTCCCCCTGCTGCTTACGCAGCGATAGGCTGTTCTAAGAAAACGGACGCACCGATGTCCCAGCTCGCAGCGCCCGCAGAATTGCGCAAATTCAAGCAATCCACACCGCAATAATCGCCATTGTTACAGTTACCGCCGACAAGGGCGACCGCAGTTATTCCGGCGTTCCACCATAAATAGTCACATGTGTATGTGCTACTGCTGCCACCTGTTGAATTGACAATGCGTCCGAATCTGCTTGACTTCGTTCCTTTCTGCCAACCGCTGCCGGATGATGCGAATGTGATTCCGACCTTTTCAAAGTCCTTTCCGGTCAGATTGTATGGAGGTGTCATTTTCGCAAGAATTTCTCCTCCGACCATCAACAGACCGTTGATTCTATCCCAACGGTTGCCCCACCATTTTTCAATGTAGAACACTTTGACCTCATGGGTCGTGTCCTTATAACCGAAAAACTGTCCTTTGTTTGTCAATGTTCCGGTCGCAAGGTGTCCGTAGTTCTGTGATGCGTCGTTCACATATCCGGATGTCTGCCCCTGTCCGAACGCTGTCTGTGAATTGTCTGTCTTTGACATAATCTTGAGCATACAATCCAACAGGTTTCTTTTGCTCCATGAACCGATGTTCCAACCGTTGCCGTTCGCTTTTGCTCTTGTAATTTCTGTCGATGCGTTTGTATTGTACATGAGCGTCTGTCCTGCAAGAGAACGGATGCGTGTTCCGTCGTATGAACCGCCGAACATCGGATAATAGAGTTTATCCGCATGTGAGCCGTCCTCTCTTACATACGCATCGTCGTTGTACGATTCATCATACTGGACGTTTGAAATAATCATGTACTCATAGTTTCCGATTTCAAACTGTGAGAGCCAAATTTTGCCCTTGTCACCGCTGCCATCGAAAACACTCATTGCATTTCCTCCGTATGCCGTGTTTGCGACATCAGATGCCGTTGTTCCGTCCGCTTTCTTTGTGTGGTCGTTCGGGTCAAGTTTATAATCTTCTGTACCGTCATATCTGACCATTGCCGGATAGTTGTTCTTTACAAAAAAGACATCTCCCCAGTCTCCGAAATCAAATGCTCCGGTTGAATAGTTCATCGCAGCAGGTGTCATTCCCACCGCATCGAAAAGGTATGTGCAGCGTGTCGCCGGATTGCTGTCATTTTTATTGATTTTCAGTCCGTAACGCTTTACTCCCTTTACTCTTACATCCTCCCCGACTGCTGCCAGTATTGCGTTTGTATTCGCATAGGTGCGGTCGAGTGTTTCTTTGTCTGCTACTTTTACAATTACGTCTCCGCTTGCCATGTGTTAAGCCTCCCTTACAACAATATTTCCGTCGGTCATTCCAATCTCACACGCTTTCCCTGTGACAGAATCAATCACGACATTCATTCCGGCAGCTATGCCGTCACACGCCTTTGCTGCCTGTTCTGCTTTTCTCGCTGCTGATTCCGCTTTCTTGACCGCTGCATCCACTTTCGCCTCTGCCTCTGTCTGCGATTCTGCATCCCTTACCTGTGACGCTAAAATATAGCCATATCCCGCCAGTCTGTAATATTCTTTACCTTTTTTCGATGTCACCTTTGTCGTTTCGACCGTGACCTCCTCGCCATAAGATACCGAACCGCACACTCTCCCGCTTTCATCGGGTTCACTTCTGATTCTCAACACGCCTTTTGAAATCGGTGTTACTTTCTTGTAAGTCATGCTCAAGCCTCCCTTATCGTCAAAATCCCGTCCTCAATCGAGAGAACGCAGGTCTTTTTTGTTACTGTGTCAACCATAGTGTTGAGACCGTCCACAATGCCCTCACACGCCTTTGCTCCTGCGGTTGCGGATGCTGCTGCATCGCTTGCCGTCTTTGCAGCACTGTTTGCACTGTTGGTCGCCTCCGTCATGTTCTTGCTGAAATTGTTCACGGTGTTCATGTACCCCTGTGTCAATTCCAGTATTTCCTCATAACGTGCATTATTGACGATAATCGGCAAATCAAAGAATTTGTTTTTACCATCTCCCTGTCTGACTAAATAATGACCGGATGTGTCAATTTCAACTCCGACCTCTCTTTCCTTGAGAATCAGTGTGTCCTCAACCGCTTTCCAGTCTGCCGTTGTTCCGGTGCATGGTCTGATTGCTGCCATTGTTCAACCTCCTTTGCTCCGTGATTATGGAATATATCACACAATCACTCCTTTGTGTTCGTTTCGCCGTCTGTTTCCAGTATCATGGAATTATACTGCTAATTGTCGGGAGGTCGGCGTTCCTCCGTCAAAATCAACGCCCTCATTCGCATTTCTGACCTGTGGCGTTGCTCCGTCAATGAATACTGGTGTCACCGTTCGCAGATACGGCGTTTCTCCGTCACAATCAAGATACATGCTCGAATATAACGCCTCTGCACGGTTGAAATAGTCCTGCACACTCTCAAGGATTTTCTCTGCTGATGCAAGCAGTGAATTTTGAATCGTGTCATCAATATCCTTTTTGTCCTGCTCGACCTGTTTCTTTGCCTCTGCAACTGCCGTCTGCATCTGTGACACATCCTGTCGAATCTGTGTCGCCGTGTTCAATGTCGCCTCAAGCTGCTCTTGATTCTGCAATGCGTCCTCTGCCCGCTCTGTGACCTCTTTGCAGGCTGTTGTCGCCCTCTTGGATTCATCCGTTGCATCGTTCGTATTCTTGACCGCCTGTGAGGTGTCCTGCTGCCTCTGCTGCTCCTGTTGGATGCGGGTGTTTTCATTCTGCTGTCGATTATTCTCTGCGTTCGCTCTTGCCTGTTCTGCTTTTACTCTCGCATTTTCTGCGGTCACTCTTGCCTGTTCCGCTTTCTTGACCGCCTCATTCGTGCTGTCAATACTCTCAATGTGACCCTTGACACGGTTCTCAAGTTCTGTGAACTCATTCGCTGATAGAATCGCATTGTCGTTCCTCTGTGACGGTTCAATCTCTATTGTGAATGATGCGGATGTGATAACCTGTGAATCGTCACTCGTCCGGATTTCAATGTCGCAATACGCCGTTCCGGAGGCTGCAAGTGCTTGATTTGTCAATTCGACTGTCACATCCGAACCGGAATATGAACATGTGTTATATACATGTTTTCCGTCCGGTTTTGTAATGTTGATGACTGCTCTTGCCCCTGTCGGGATTGTGTACGGTTCGCCGTTGTTGAGCAGCCTTGCGATGATGAATCGTGTTGCCTTGTCTCCCTGCTTTGCTGATACTAAATATCTTTTAGTGTCTCCGGACATCTCAAGATTGATGTTCGTCGTCAATTTTGTCAACGCTGCCATGCTCTCACCTCCTCTCGGTGTTTATTGTTTATTCTTCCGGATTCTCCTGTGTGTCCTGTTCCTGCTCCTCGTCCGGTTCTGTTTTCAGAACTCTCTTTGCTGCTTTCTTTGCCTTTTCAAGTTCCTCATTTTTTTCTGTCATCATTGTATTTGTGGAGTTTATGAGTTCAATCTTTGCCTCGCTCCTTACCTCTGCCAGTACGGAGGACAAAACTCCGTCCATGATGCACGGAGGCAATGCATGTCTTTTCTGTATCGTCTCCATAGCATTGAGGATTTCTCCCTTTGCACATTCAATTCTCACTGCAATCGGTGTATTCATGATTATTCCTCCTTTGCCGTCTGTGTTGCTGTTTGTGCTGCAAGTAGCATGTCAAGTTTCTTGTCGATGCTCTGCAAGAGTTCCGTGTTTGTCTCCTCTGCTGATTCTCTTGTCACAACCTCTGCTGTCTCGTTTGGTCTTGAGTTGTCGGCAGCATCTTCCGGAATTTTGTACTCCGGTTCTGCTGCTCGTTTGACTTCCTCTGTCTGAATATTTTCGTCATTCATCTGCATTTCTTTTCCTCCTGTTTTATCCATTGCTCCATGTTCCGGACACTAATATTCCTCTTTTGAACTCAAGCGTCGCCGTTGACCACTTTATCAGTTTCCCGTCGCTGCCTACTTCTAAAGGTTGTTTGAATGTTAGCGTTCCACTTATTGAGCCATCCTCAAAGCTTACATTCCTTAATGTGAAGAAATGCATGTTGATGTCTGCCCCTGCATGTAGCATGTTCGCCTCGTAATTTCCACACTGCTGTGTGCAGTACGACCATTTCATCGTGTACACATCTGCATTCTGCGATTCTTTATTTGACCATGACATATACGCAGTGTTGTACTCAATATCAAAAACAAGTCCTCTCTGACTGTCGTTGTCTTTCATCGTGTTCGTTCCGATTTTTCCGACATAATATCCGTCACGATAGAAATGAGTTCCGTTGTAGTCAAATCGTGTTCTTTTTTGGTTATCCGTAATCGTTCCGGTGTACATTGTGATTCCGGTTGAATCAAACTGCATGTACGAACTGCCGTTATTGAATGCAACTCGGACATTGTATGCGTTCTGTGTGATTAGTGTTCCGAAATCATCGCTGTTCACTTTTTTGTTGACCTCGGAGGTTATTTCCTCCGCAGTCACTTGAATCTTTGCATCCGCATACAATGAATACAATCCTAATACCTCAATATCTGTGATATACACGGGTGCGTTCTGTGTGTATGCGTAAATGTAAATATATTTCGTTCCCTCTGATACCGTGATTTCACGTTCAATCGTCGTGAACTCTTTGCTCTTTAGCGTTCCGGAGGATGTCGTTGAATAACTTCCCAACGCCCCCACCTGCACCCTTGCCGTGTTTTCGTACCCTGCTGCTGTTGCTGCCTTATATCTCACACGGTACGTTCCCGCAGGTAACTTTCCCAGTGTTTGCCGTATATAGGAACTGGTCGTTGATGTTTTCAAAATCTTCGCAACCGTTCCCAATCCGGACACATCCATCACGGCATTGTTCGTCTCATTGCTGTTGTACCAATTATCATCAAGTCCGTTTGAAAAGTCTCCATTCACAACATAGTTGTGCATTGAGTTTTCCTCAACATGCTTTACCTCTTGAGAAATCTCCTCTTTCGTGGCTTTTATCAAGGAATCCATCTGCACGGATGTATAATAATTTTTCAGAGTGTAGGCAACACCTGCCTCGACTGCCTCTTTCGATGCCGTGATTTTGGTTTCAATCTCCTCCGTGGTCGAATAGTTCTCAAGGACTTTCTTGGTTGCCCTGTTGGAGATGGAGACCGCCTCCTCTGTGGCTGCTGCCGTCTCCTCTTTCTGAATCTCTGCGAATGTCTTTCTCGCATTGGAAATCTCAACCGTGTTCTTTTCCGGCGATTCCGGATATTCTGTGATTTTGACAATCCTCTGCTTTTCCCTCGTCCTCGTTTTCTTTGACACAAGTGTGACCGTGTCTCCGATTCCGTATGAGAGAATGTCTTTGTATTCCTCTGACGCTTTCGCAAGGTCGACCACCTCTGCGGTGTATGCCTTGTATGGTCTTGACATTTCCTCAATCTTTGCTGTCGCATCCTCAATCAGACTTGTGGTATTGGTATATCTTTCGTCTTTCCAAACATACGCCTTGATTTTGGAACTGTACTGAAAATTGTCGATGTAATCTTTTCCGGTCAACCATTCCGGTGTGATGCCGTCCTTGCCTATCGGATAGATTCTTGTGTAAAAATCGTATGTGTCCGACTTCAATGATATTTTCCGGAGGTTCAACCCCTCCATGAAATAACACCCTTTGTCGCTGCCTATCCGGTCATATATGTCGATTGTCTTTGTCAGTGAATGGATGATGCACTCGCAGCGGTATGTTGTGAGGCACTTTTGCAGGACATCCCATGCGGTGACACTCTCCTGCTCGTCGATGGTTCTTTTCTTTGTGACGGTACATATTCCGACATGCCATCCCGTACCCTCAAATGCAAACTCAAGACATGCCTTGATTGTCTGCTCCTGTGATTCAAAACCATACGGGAACGCTGTTCCCTCCAACTCCTCGACATTGAGAACTGCTGTGTATTTGTTGAATTGTTCTCCCTTTTCAACCGCTTTGATGACATATTCGTCCGTTTTGGTGTGTATATAATATTCTTCTTTTAACAGGTCAACCAACGCTCCCGCTGCCGGATAACTGAACGACAACTCTTTGTCTCCGGAATCCAGTGTCGTGGTGATTTCCCTGTCCTTGAATCCGGACAATGTTCCGATTCTTTTCTTTTTGTCGTTAAAAATCTGCAATGCTCTCACCTCCTAAATCCACATAGGCGTGTATCTGATAGTCACTCTCGCCTTTGTGTTGGAGAATGTGAGTGCTGTTTCTCCAGTCTTTAATACCGGAAACGTCCACATGTTCACCTTGTCGAATGCATTTGCCCCGTCGATTGTCACAAGTCCTGTCTTTGCATCTATCACAACCGTCTTTCCTGCTGCCAAACTCTCAATGATGATGTCATCCTCTCCCAGTCCGGTGATTGTGTAATTCGTCAAGGCACTCTTTGCATATACCTCCACAACGCACGGAGTGTCTCTTGTACCCACTTTATAGAACGATGCAGAGGTTTTCCCGTCGAATGTGATTGAGAGGTCGTCATCGACGAAAAAGCCGTCAAATTCAAGGTTTACAACGTACCTCTGTTTCACATTCTTTTTTTCATAGTCATTTGATGTGATGAATCCGATATATGTTCCTTTGTAGCCGTCAAGTTCCATCTTGCAAGCCTTTGTGAAATTACTCATGAACTCCGATGCAGCACGGATGATGTTGTTCCTGTCCTTGCCTTTGAAATATATTGACAGTTTCAAATGACCCATCTGAACCTTTGTCTCAAATTCCGTCGGCAGTGCTGCACCCGTCAACCATTCGTATGAATTAGCAAAAGAGGGAGGCTGCACATCGGCGGTCAACTGCTTTGCATCATATTTTCTGATGTCTATTCCGTTTATTTTCATCGCCCTGTTTTACCTCCCTTTTCGTTTATTTGTTACCATTTCCGCATCTACCTTTGACACGGTTCTGCTTGCGATTTCGTCGCCGTCAATGTATGTGTGATTTGTCACATATACAACTTGCGATTTCTGAACTGCATCAAGTTTCTTGTCAAGTATGCTGTTTAATTTGTTGTAAAACTCTGCAAGTGGCAAGATTGCCTCGTCACCCGCCTCGCCTCCTACCATGAGGCTGTTGCCGTTGATTCCGAACACGGTCGGATTTGTCATAATACCACCGGATTTGTACCACTGAATCGAGAATGACGGGAGTGAACCTTTTCCTCCAATTCCGAACGGTGCAACGCCTCCGGACACGCTGATGTGTGGCAAGTTCAAATGTGGCAATGACCATTTGAAATTGAACGCCGATTTGATTCTTGACAATGCACCTGTCACCGCTCCGTGTGCGGATTCCATCTTTGAGGAGAATGATGATTTGATATTCTCCATCGCAGACGATGCGGTCGATTTTGCACTCGCTAATTTGCTTGAGAACGCCGATTTGATGCTGTCAAGTTTCCCGCCTGTCAGAGTGTTCGCCGTACTCATGAGAGAGTTCATTGTGTCCTTTACGCCTGTGAACGTAGCAGACACGATTCCCTTGATTCCCCCGCCTTTTTCACTGTATGCGGATTTCATATTATTGAGTTTCGTTGAAACATTGGACTTTGCTGTCTCCATGAGTGAGGTTGCCTTGTCCTTTATGTTCGTGAAATCCGTCGACCATTTCGTTTTTATCTCCGAAACCTTTGAGGAAAATCCGGATTTGATTTCTGTCAATTTATTCGATGCATTATTTTTCCATTCCGTCATTTTTGTGGTGACGGTGGTTTTCATGTTCTCCCAACCTGTTGAAACATTTGACTTGATGTCTGAAACCTTTGTTGAGAAATTCGTCTTTATTTCATTCAGTTTGTTTGATGCGTTGGTTTTCCATTCCGTCATTTTTGTGGTGACAGTGGTTTTCATGTTCTCCCAACCCTCGGAAACCTTTGTTTTGATTTCCGATGTCTTTTCAGAGAATTTTGATTTGATTTCAGAGAGTTTCCCTCCGGATAAATTATCAACGAATGTGAATCCTGCTGAATAATATCCTTTGATTCCCTCCCATCCGGCAGCAACAACGCCCTTGATACCGCCTCCGTTTTCTTCATAGGCGGTTTTCATGTTCCCCAGTTTTTCCTTTGCCGTTTCGGTCGCTGCCGACATGACATTGTGAACCGTGTCCTTTACGCCGTTGAATACTTTCGATGCAGCTTGTCCTATTGTGCTATTTTTTATGTTGTCACCGATTTCCTTGACCTTATTCGTGACCGCCTCTTTCGCTTTCGTGAATGCTCCCGTGATAGTCTCTTTGATTGCATTGAATTTTTCTTTGATGTTGCCCCACAATTCGGACAGTTTTTCTTTGACCTTATCCCAATTTTTATATAGTGCGACACCTGCTGCAATCAGTCCGGCAATCAGTGTTACAATTAAAATAATCGGACACAATTTCATAACTGCATTGAGTGCCGTTTGTGCCACCGTCATTCCTCCGGTTGTTGCCGTGGCTGCTGTTGTAGCTGCCGTATGTGCTGCCGTGGCTGCTGTTCCTGCCGTATCTGCTGCCGTTCCTGCTGCCGTGGCTGCTGTCTTTGCCGTAATCTTTGCAATTATCTTTGCAGCTCCGGACACAAATTTCTGTCCGGTCGTTACCGTGTCAGAGATTCCCTTTGCCACTTTTCCGAATCCGATTGACAACGGACCGATAGCAGCGACCACAAGACCAACTTTGAGAACTGTTTCTTGCTGTGCCGGAGAGAGCGACGTGAACCATTGTGTCAACTCTTGAATCTTTCCGGTCAATTTTTCAATCATAGGTGCTGCGGATGTCTGTGCTGTGGATGCCAGTGTCGACAACGCCAGTTTTGCGTTGTTCATCGCAACCTTTGCATTGTCAATCGGGTCGAGTGTTCCGTTGTAGGTGTCCTCGACTGTTGAACCGTATTCCTCCATTGATGACGAAAGACTGGTGAGGTCAATTCTGTTTTCACGAATTGCCTTTGTCATTTCCGCAGCACCTTTTTTTCCAAACAATTCCGTTGCAATCTGCATCGCCTCGGTCTCTGTCTTTGCGTTCTTGATGCTGCCGATAGTATCTGACAACGCCTCGTCCATTGATTTTCCCTCTGATGTGGCGTTCTGTAATGCTTTTTTCAGACCCGCCATTGCTTGAGTTGAATCAACACCGTTTGCGTCGAATTGAGCCATCAAATTGATTGCTTGAGGCAATGACAATCCCATTTCTTTGAATTGAGCGTTGTTGTCGAGGACATATCCCTCTAATGTATCAACAGAGATTCCGGTTTCCTGTGCCTTTGCCGTGAGCAATCCTAATAGATTCCCTGTCTGTGATGCATCGACGTTCCACGCTTTCATGATTTTGTCAACTTGGTCAACTGACTGTGTGACGTTTGTTCCGTTGATTGTTGCAAACTGTATGAACTGTTTAGAGGTCTTTTCAAGTTCCGTTCCGGTTGTATGGAATCTTGTGTTGACTTCTCCGATTGCCTCTCCTACCGTTGACATATCCTCCGGCATTGTTCCGAAAACATTATCCGCAGACTTTGTCAATCCCTCAAGTGCCTCTCCGGTTGCTCCGGTCTTTGTCACTATGGTGTCATAACCCTCGTCGAGTTCCGTGAATGCTTTGATTGATGCTGCACCAATACCCGCAATTCCGGCAGAGACAACCGACATTTTCTTTCCGAAACTCTCCATCTTTGTTCCCGCCGTATCGCAAGCGGTCGCAAATTTTTCAAGTTTATTATCTTTTAACTGGTCATTAACATTTTTCAGTTCTGCCTCCATGTTCATGAGGGCAGTCTTTGACTTTTCCGTCTTTACCGTCTGATTTGCAAGTGCGGTCTCTGTCTTTCCGATTGCTGTCTCATTTGCGGTGAACTCTTTCTCTAACTTGTCGAGTTCATCCTTGAGTGCTTTTGACTGCTCGGAGTTCTTTCCGGTCTCTGCCGTTGATTTCTCATAAGCCTCTTTCGCAGCATCAATCTTTGTTTTGAGTTCCTCCTGCTTTGTCTTTTGGTCTGACAGTTTCTTTGTCAACTTCTCCTGCTGCTCACTGTTCAACTGCACGATGTTCTTTTGCACCGTGATTTTTTGAGTGAGCGATTCGGCTTTTGCCTTGAGGCTGTCTGTTTCTGACCCGAACAACTTTGCTTTCGTCGCTGCCGTCGTATATTCCGCAGACAAGACTTTCATCTGCGATGCTGCCGATTTCATTTGTGATTGATAACTGCTCGAATCTGCCGATATTTTGACGCTTGTATAAGCCATTCGGTCGCCTCCTCTCTTACTGATTTTCGTTGATTGTATCTAATTCAAATTTTAAGTAGTCCAACAACGTGACAATGTTCTCTTTCATGCATTGACTGTATGAGTTTTTCAATAGCCGAATCGCAATTTTCACAACACGGTCAACAATTTCCCCGCAGACTTTCCATTGATTTTCCTCCGGTTGTTCATCCTCGTCCTCATATCCGTTTTCACGGTCATAGTCATCGAATGCGGATGCCTCTTTTTCTACCTGTTCAACCTCGACAATGCTCAACATCTTCTCTGCAACAATGTTCTGCATGATGAAATGAACCGTCTTGATTGCCGTCAGAAATTCAACTGCATCAATCTCCCCAACTGCTGCAAGCGACAATTCATTCCCGAACATCTCCTGCATTATCTTTTTGTTGAAAAACATCACTCCGGAGAATTTCTCCGTGTCATTCTTTTCCATGAGACTGATGTATTTTTTATACTGTTCTACCGTTACGGAATTGATGAAAAGTCTCTCACCTCTGCAAGTGACCTCGATTTCCGGTATCACTTGCCACTCTGAAAATTTTTCTCTATCTTCTCCATACGTTTGGTGAGGTCGTCGGCGATTCCCATGTCGATGAACTGGAACTCAAGAATCAAACCTGCTGCATCAAGTCCGGTCTCCGGATTCTTTAATTCCTCAACGGTGAACTGGTCTCCGTATGCTTTGCAGATAAAAAGACCCATCGCCTCAATGTCCTGCTTTGAATATCTCTGTTTTGCGTCGATAACCTCTGCAAGTTCGAGATATTCCGTGTATGTGTCGATTGACATTTTCGGCATTGTAAACTCTTTGTTATTGACTATAATTTTTCTTTTCATGATTTATCCTCCTGTTATATATCCTCTTATTAGCCTAAACCGCCGTTTTTCTCCTGCACTTTGCTGAACCAATTCTTGATTGCCTCTGCTGCCTTTGTATCTTCTGTTACAAGGTTTGATTCATCAACAGAAATCTCATATGCATTGTCAAGACTTCTCTCATAGAATGAACCCTTGACGCTCTTTGTTGTCGGAGACAGTTTTCCCTCTTTTGTGCTTGCCTCCTCGCTGATTCCCTCTGCAAACTTTCCGGCATACAACCACTTGAAATCATACTTTCCGTTGAGTTTTCTTTCTCTCCATCCGACAGCGACCTCCGGTGCTTTGTCGTCTGCCGTCTTTACGAGGAAACCATTCTCATACAACTGACCGAAAAGAATCTGTCTGTCCTGTGGTGCAAGGGCGTTGACCTCAAGTTCGATTTCAGTTCCCTCATATGAATTGATGACCTCCTCTGTTCCGTCGTCAGAGTAGATTTTCTCCGAACTCCATTTTTCATCAACTTTTGCTTTGATTGCTCTTGCCAGTTTGACCGGAGTTTCTGCAACGTATGCTTTCGCATCGTTCTGTGTGAGTTTTGCGATGTAGAAATCTCTACAACCGCAAGTTCTACTTCTGACAATCTTCTGTTCTGTTTCGCTGACCTGTGTTACTGTTTCGCTCATGTCTATTCCTCCATTTCATAAAACTTTGAAAACCTTTGTGCTTTCATATAGATTCCGTCCTCCGGCTTTGAATCGTCTCCATTCCTGCCGTCAAATGAGAAATCATTTTCTTTCATGAGTGACTTGATTTCCCTCGCAAGTTCAACCTCGTCATTCTCTGAAAATATAGTGACCTGCACTGACAGCGTCACTCCCTCTGCATCGTCGTCCGAAAAATTCTCGTCGTTTTCTCCCAAATCCCACAATGTCACATGTCTGTCATGGATGTTTTTGTTATACCATCCTTGCATCACAATGATTCTCCTGTCTGATATTGGTTTCAATGCGTCGGATGCATCTTTGATGATGTCCGGACTGCTGCTCATGCTCTCACCTCATTTCAATGTGTTGTCTAAATATGATTGATATTCCTGTTCTGCGATTTTTTGCAGTTCCGCATCTGCCTCACGCCCTGTTGCATAGATAAATTCTTGAGGCGGGCGATAGATAGTTCCCCAGTTTATGAATTTCACATAAAAATGTTCGCTGTTGTCCGACTTTTCCCATCCAACATCCGCAGACGCTCCGGTGTCTTTCACCTTGACCGCTCCTAGTGGTATGCTGTCCGCTGCATGTGATGTCACGGATGACTTTGAACCAAATCCTCGACCGGACAATTTAATGTCCGCAGATTTCGGAATCTTGCCGGACATGATGTTTTTCACGACTGGTTCGCTTTGCTTTACAATCTTTTGATTGACCTCTTTTATGTCCTCGTCGCTTGCTGCGTCCTCAAATGCTTTCATGAGTTCTTTCAAGCCTTGAAATTCCATCTCAATTTTCACTGCATCACCTCCGGTGTCAGATTATGACACTACGCTCCCGCTCTACATTTCAACTGGTATTTCCGTAATTGCACATAGGACGTTCTGAACCGTCTGTATGATTTTTCCTTTGTTCTCCACCCGTTGAGTGACCCTAAAATAAAGCACTGGAACGGATATGCGGTCACATGCTCGTTTTCTTCGCCCTCTGCAATGGTCAATTCCTCTGCGAAATTGATGATTTCCTCTGACTTTTCAACGTCGAAATAGTATTTGTACGGTGCTGCTTTCGATTTCTCAATGTCGTCGAGGTGTCTTTGACATGCAAGTCGGACATATTCTCCGGCTGTTATCTTGCCCGAAACAACATCAAGGGCGTATTGTGTGCAGCGGTCTTGTGTTTCTCCTGTTTTCGCCATACCTTAATTTGCATATTTCGCAAATTTATTCTCCGGCTTTTGCTGCTGTGGTTTCGGTACGACCAAACGGCAGCGTGAGGAGACTGTCAATCCGAAATCCGATGCTCCCTGTCTGCACTGTTTCATGCAGCGGTCTTGAATAATCATGAGACGCTCACGTTCACCGTTCACGACCTGCCTTGTACCGACCTGCACACGTTCTTTTTCTCCCGTGTCCGGATTCGTCTTTGTCTCATATACCGGAACATCCTCCATCAATGGAGTTGTTCTGATTTGCTGCGTGATTTCGATGTACTGGTCTTGTGCAATGAGTAATCTCGCCAGTGCATCGCAGTCAACATTCGCAATCAGTTTGATTTCAAGTAATTCTTTCGCAATCTTCCGGAACTTTTTCTT